ATGTTCCTGTTTCTAGATTGGCATAGAAACGAAAAGGTAAAGTTGCTGGATTCTTTGCAAGTCCTGTCTCAGTTCTAACTTTACTAAACCCCTTTCCAATAAAAAGTATCTTTTCCTTTTTTTGATTCAGTATTTCAGTTGTTTCTTTTTCACCAGCACACATTACTGGTTTCTCATTCCACTCACCCGCTTCTAATCTACAAGAGTATGCTAGAACAAGACCCACAATGGCTGCTAATATAAGAACAATAATTTCTTTTTTTCCAAACATGCTATCCTCTCAATTTTTCAGAAATACTATTTACTAATTTTGTAAATTGAGCTTTTGACCTCAATAATCTGTCTCTCTTTTTAAATGGTACTTCAATTATGTTTGTAATTTTTCCAGGCCTAGGAGACATCACAACAACTCTATTCGACAAATATACGGCTTCTGGAACATTATGTGTCACAAGTACAGCTGTAAACTTTTCCTTCTTCCAGAGTGTATGAATTTCTTCTTGTAATAATTCTCTGGTCAATTCATCTACTGCGGATAATGGTTCGTCCATAAGAAGGTAATCGGGGCTTAATACCAATGACCTTGCTAAAGACAATCTCATTTTCATTCCACCAGATAATTGATGTGGATACTTTTTTTCAAATCCTGTTAGTCCTACTTGTTGTAACGCCGAACTAGCTTTGGAAACTCTCTCCTGTTTGGAAAATCCATCTTCCAATTCCATTAAAAGTTCGGCGTTATTTTGAACATTTCGCCAAGGAAGTAAGGCAGCATCTTGGAATACAAATGCTCCCTTTGCAGGTTTCTCGACACTACCTTGTGAGTCAATTATTCCTGCAATAATTCTTAACAGAGTAGACTTTCCACAACCTGAGGGCCCAACTATTGTAACGAACTCTCCTTTGGCAATATCTAAATCTACTTCTGTTAAGACATTAACATCATCAAAATTTTTAGTGATCTTTGATACACTAATCATAATATATTCCTACTTGAAACAACCTTTTTTAAAGGATGTGTCGTATGACGAATGAGGATCAAAATCAGCAGGTAATACATTTACCTCTTTCATTTGATTTGCTACTTCAACCCATCGTTGAGGATCTTGACATCCAATCTTAGTCCAATCTTGGGGAAGAAAATCTCTCTTCATAAGTTCAATCGCATTATCATGAATCTCTGCATTGATCTTTTTACTCTTTGATAGAATAAAATCTTTAGTAGGTTTTGGATCTACTAGTGACTTGTGAAAAGAAATACTAAGACGATCAACGACTGCCTGAACCAACTCAGGATTTTCTTTGATCAATTTATCACTTGTAAACAAAACACTATAAGGTCTATATCCTAAAGACTCAACTGTAATCTGTTCGTTAGGAACATTCTTAGCATCCAATCTGGCTGGTAAGAAAAGTGAGTATCCTTGTTGGAATTGATTTTTTGTTCTTGCAAACAATCCCAAATCTCCTGTCAATGGGAACTCTTTTACTTTATGTAAACCATAAGTATGTTTTACCCACTTCCAATATGTAACACCCATTTTTACTGCAAAAGGTCTACCATCTAAATCCTTAACAGAATTAACACCAGTATTAGGATGATATACTAATGTATAAGGAACATGGTTCAGATTTACAAAGATTCCTTTGAGTCCTGCACCTTTTGAATTTGCTAACATAACACTATCCGAAGCTTGAAGTCCGAACTCAACCTGACCAGAGGCCACTGCGGTTGTAGTGTTTACTTTTGGCCCACCCGACTTGATTATAATTTTCAAATCTTTATGATATTGATTGTCAAACTGAGCTTGCCAGAACCCACTTTGATTACCTTGTGGAAACCAATCCATTAACAAGGTTACTTCTTTTGCAAATACAGTTGTTGTAGAAAGTACAAGAACTGCAATTAATGATAAGATTTTATTCATCTTACTCCTTCCGAGTTTTATTGTTAAACAGGAGCATTCCACCAATGCTCCCAAGCAAAATGAATCCAGATTTGTTCTGAATCCTTAGCACATTCTTGAACATAATAATGAGGTTCAAAACTACACTCATTATTCCACCACAAGACTGCGAATCTCACATCAACTCCATTAACTTTTCTTTGGTTAAGGTGAGTTGATATTCTTTCAAATGTTTCACCAGAATCACAAATATCATCCACAATGAGAACTTTTTCATCTGACTTTCTTGGCAGATAATCTTCCCAATCTGGAAAATCTCTTAAAGAGGCCTTAACTGGTTTGAATGGTTTATTCATCCAATGACTCATCATAACCCCTGGCGTAAGCCCTCCCCTTGATAACCCAACTATACAGTCAGGATCAAATTTATCTAGAAGGATATCTCTACAAAGAGAATTCACATCTCTTCGCATTTCCTTCCATTTATACCACAACTTCTTCATGAAAATACCTCATTTAGTTGTCTGTTTACTCTAACAAAAGTTGTACATTTTGGTAGGTCTTTTATTGACCTTGCACCTGCGTATGTACACGCACTTCTCAACCCCCCTAAAATTTCTTCTACAGTATTCGATACGTTACCTTTATATGGTATTTGAACTTTCTTTCCCTCAGAGGCCCTGTGAGACTTCTTTTCACCATAATACCTGAGTTGTGCATCTTCAGAGGACATACCATAAAATTCCATCACTTGTCCTTTATGATTACCTAACACTTCACCTTCACATTCCGAATGACCCGCCAACATGCCACCTAGCATTACAAAGTCGGCACCACCCCCAAAGCTCTTTGCTATATCCCCCACTACTGTGCAACCTCCGTCTGTGATGATATGACCTCCGAGCCCGTGTGCCGCATCCGCACACTCTATGGTCGCTGAGAGTTGTGGATAACCCACTCCTGTCATCTTCCGTGTCGTACATACTGAGCCAGGGCCTATCCCAATTTTTACAATATCTGCTCCCGCCAGTATTATCTGTTCCGTTGCTTCTGGTGTGCATACATTCCCCGCTATGATTATTTTGTCTTTGGTTGCCTCATGTTTTCTCATCAGTGCAACATAATCATTAAATCTTTCTGTATATCCGTTCGCCACATCAAGACAAATCCATGGCGCCTCAGGAGAATCATAAGGCAAGTTATCTAAGTTTTGGTCTAATCCGATTGTTCTTATTATGTTCTTGTTCCATCCCCACTCAGTAGATTCGACAAATTTACACAATGCCGTAAGCATAGGATACTCCATAAGAGCATGAGCCATGGCATTAGTTCCTGTGTGATCCATATTGGCTGCAATTATAGGAATCCCTTCCCATGAAAGTTTGGAATGTCTGAACTTGAATTTTCTTGTAAGAATTGCTTGTTTTCGTGAGATCAGAGTTGATCTTTTGGGTTGAATTAATACATCGCTAAAATCGAGTTTTACCTCTTCAATAATTCTCATTCCGTCCTTCCGACTTAAATGCATAGTGATATAGTAAACACACATAGTGAATACATTTGAGAAGATCCTTCCGATTCTTCCCATTTTTTTTACCAAATCGAAAAAGGTATTTCATCGCACAGCCACGCGTGAACTCTTCCGAAATGTCCATTTGTTCAAAGACATCCTGTATCTGGATGTTTTGATCACCTCCCGCATAATGTTCTCCGTAAGTACTTTTTATATAATCATGTACTTCTTGTAGGATTTTATCTTCATCATATTTAAAAAGCAACTTCCTTGCTTCATCTTCACTTGTCATACATAATCTCAAAATAGGGGTTTATATTCCTTGACTTTTATACCATCTTTGTATAATTCCGTTGGAATATTTTTTTCACAATGTTTTTCATATTCTCTATTCGCCTGCTCCAAATCATAATAAATGTTGTTACCTTTTTTTGTCTCTACTTGAAAAGTAGGTACGATAACCGAATGGATCATGGGGGATTCCTTTCTTCAGATTTGGTTTTTCAATTTACATATTATAAAAACTATTTAGGAAAAAGAGGTGCTAAGTCCACAACCCGCCTCCCTTCAAAAACTCCGAAGTTTGCTTCTTTGCGTTGCTTCTCTTAAGCGGTTGACTAAT